GAGTACTCAATTGTGTGAACACTCAAAACGGTAGATCGTCAGCCTCGTTGTTACGGCCTCCGTTGTCCTGTGGGAGGGAGAAGGTTACCTTCAGGTACTTCTTCCCTGCCTTACTGGTGTTGGACCAGGCCGCTATCCGGTACTCGGTCCCGGCGATCAGGCCCTTGCCTGTCATGTCCGGGTGCCGATCACTCTTCTTGTCCTCCTCCTTAAACAGCGCTCCCTCATTGTCCTTCTGCTCGAATGTTGCCATTTTAGATTCCTCTAGTTGACGTTGAATAATCTCTTGCTGGTGTGCCCAACCCTGGGCATTCTCCTCATCCTGCATAATTTCTTGGGCCGTCAAGAGAAAGACACTGCCCTTTGATTTGCCTGGACGGTTCGCCAGACTTCTACCTTTAGCTTTGCGGCCTCCATAAGCCATTTTAACTTCTCATCCTGTTCGATTGCAACCTTATATCCCTCCAGTAATTCTATGTAGTCAGGGTGGGCATAGGCCCATGCGTCAGATGCGGCTACTGTTTTTTCTGGGGACTGTCCGAACAAGATGGCATGTTTTGATTTCCTGAATATCTCAAGGTGAAGCCTGTCCGACTTGGCCTTGGCAGCGTTGCCCGAGTTGTCCCTGATGTAGTCTATGGCCTTCTCTACCTCTGCGTCTGAGATCATAGGACCCCCAGTACTCCTGCCCGAGTAGCGGCATCGAGCGTCTTGAAGATGTACTCAGCCTGCCAGTCCACTACGTCCCTGTCTCCGTTGTGCAGCTTGTCATGGCACGTATAGCACAGAGGCATTGTGAATATATCTGATGCTTTGTAGGCAGCACCTCCTGAGTATGGTGAATACCTGTGCCTTAAATGGTGAGGGACAATGGTGTCATCCCGTATCCCACAGTTAGAACAGGGCAGCGTAGCCACAAAACTACGGTAGGCCTTACTGTCCCACCGTTTCTTTTTCTGGAGATCTATATCGCACATACCCCGGTCAAACACTGCTCATCAGAGTTGTCTTCAAAGACAACCCCTCTCTTCTGGATTGCCTCTTCGTAGGGAACTGTGGAGATCGGTTGGCCACCTCTGGAACCGTCCGGGTAACACGTCAACCCCCTCAAACCATGTGCGTATTTTGCCACGGTGTGGGCAAACTTGTCTACTGTTCCTTCGTTGTTTAACTCTGTCCCCCAGGAGGGTATGTTAAGGGTGCTGGAGATGGCATGGTCCACGTACTTCTGCACGTCGTACTGGAACTTGATGCGCCTCTCAGGCTCGGCAGCAAGGTCTAGTGCGGTTTCGATTTTGTCTGGGGCGATCCCTCGTTGGATAAGAGATTCGGCAGTGCCGTCAATACTAATCTGATACTTCCATTTGGTTCCATCTGTAAGGTAGCGTCTGCGGTAAGCAACTGCGTAGATAGGTTCAATTCCACTGGTAGTTCCAGCAAGGATGCTGATCGTCCCTGTTGGAGCAATAGCCCGATAGCCTCTAGGCCGAGACACAAAAAATCTATCGCAATGCTCGTTGGCAGCATGTTCTGACTCATCTTTATAAACCTTTAGCCATCGTTTTAGTTCGTCACACATGCCATAGGCATAGCCTCTCTTGAGAAGCCATTCGTGCAACCCCATCAGACCTAGCCCGAGTCTCCTATTCTTCTCCCGGACCACTTTAACTTTTTCGTAGGGGAGGGTTCCTCGTAGCGTACCACAGACCAGAAACTTTGACGCAACCTGGACCACACTCTTAAACTCTTCAATTGTTTCAATGTTCGCCATATTGACCGAGGCCAGGTTACACACGTCACTGTCATTTTCTGAGCTGATTTCCGTACAGGCATTTCGTAGTGTTTCATTCTCTTTATCTCCGAAGTTAAAGCTGAACCCGGGTTCCCCTGTCATCAGGGCCTGCCTGCAGTTCTGCATGAAGATGTCCGGCATCTCCTTGTTCTCTAAGGCGTTGAGAAAGGCGTCATCATAGTTGAGGCTGATGTTCATCATGTCCAGGGGGGCAGGGTAGTTGAAGTCCTGTTCCTTAGCCTCAGAGATCATCATCCCACTGTTCCCTATCGGCATCATGTGCCAGTTNTTCAGGGTCATAAACTGTCTGGCGTCTTCGTGCTGCCAGTTCAGGCTTCCATACATAGCGGATCGTCTTGACCCACCTTGCATCACGTTCCTTCCTACCTCGTTTATAGTGTACAGCAGTGGAATCGGGCCACTGGCAACACCTCCCGTCCGCCGTAACTGCCGTCCACTGGGACGGGCAGCGCTTACATCTATGCCAATTCCACCTCCGGTCATCAGGCAACTCATTGCTCGTTGTGTAACTGCGGACCATTCTTCCCTCGTATCCTCTTCTAAACGTAAGAGGTAACAGTTGTTAATGTATAAGGCCGAGGGATCTCGACCTGCGTAGTAGATGTACCTTCCCCCAGGTATAACCTGGAACTTGGACATGACGTGGGCCAGGTGATCCTGGTCCGACTTGGCCATGATGTGGTGTGTGGTCCCGTTCCTGTTTCCACAGATGTCATTGACAATGGTGTTAACTCTGTCATCCCATTGCTCGTATTGATTGGAGGCATACTTCTGCTTGAAAACAGTTTCACCAAGGGTAGTTCTAAATGTCATAGGGTTGCTCCCGTTGAGGTTTGGAGGGCCGACTAGGAAGCACGGGAGCCACACCAGCTAGTCGTTTCTCGTTGTTGTTACATGGGGGGTATATATTATTGTAGTGCTTCACACAGCCCTTGACCTTGCACTGGATGAAGCGGTAAATCCGGATCACAGGATCAAGGCATCTTTAGAGGGTGTGTAATCGTCGTCAACAGCCATAGCCAGGAGTTCTACAAGGGCCTCCAGTTTTACGATGGCAAAGGTATCGGTTGTCCCTCGTTCACCAACTACAATAGTTGGGATGAGATTATTCTCTTTGGAACCCTGGACGGCCTGGTTCCATGCGTCAGTGAAGAGCCACTTAGGAATGGACTTCCTGTGCTTACATTCAATACCAAGGTAAGGGTGCCGGATGTCTAACTGCTGCCGACCGATGATAGGGATTCTTTCTCCCCCCGTTACCTTAGCTACTCTGCGCTCGAAGTTCTTCCAGGCCTGATCCTTCATCTTCTTCTTCTCCACTTGACCAGTTGTCATCATCCATGTCAATTTTTCTTGGGGTCTGATGTTCCTCGACAAGATTGAGGGAGGCCAGGTCGAGATAGAGGTCGATTTCCTGTTCCCCCATGTCCCAATGTCGGGCCTTTGAAACACTGAGGTAGGCATCTGGTTCATCCGCATGGTCAGAGTAATATCGGCCTAAGAGTAACACATTATCCACCCGATCTGCCAGTTCACCTGCACCCCTGATTGAAAATCTATCTAAACGGTCCTTGATACTGCCTGATTTCCTTGCATGACAAACCAGGATGACATGTATGTCCAGTTCCCTGCAGGCATCAGCCAGATCACAGACCACCTGTTTCTGTGCGGTATAGTCATCATTAGCAATCCCGGAGATNGTCATCAGGGAATCAACAAGNANNAANCTNGTNCCNAANTGATCCATACTGTACCGGATACTGGCCATGAGGGTCGTAAGATCAACACTGCCCATCTTGTCAAAGAAGTACAGCTTGTCCTTACACCAGAAGTTAAAGCCCAGACCAAAGTCCATGCTTGGTTTAAGCTGTAAGGAGGCCTGACGCCACATCCTGACCAGTTGTGCAACAGGACTCATCTCTAAAGAGACAGACAGACACTTCTCCCCCTGCTCCATGGCATTCAGGAGTATCTGTCCAGCGACCAGGGATTTACCCGAGGAGTTTATCCCGGCCAGGATAGTGCATTCACCTTTACGTAAACGGAACTTATCAGGTGAACCCCAAGGCAGCTTAACGCCACTCAGGTGCTCGGTCAGCATGCACCGGTCTAGTACATCTTTTGTGTATTCGTTAGCGGCCTTGATGGACCGCTCTGATTCTATCGTTAAGTACGGCTCAAGTAAGTCAAGTGTGAGTTCCATTTTCTAGTTGCCCAATAGTCTGTGTCTTCGAGTGACCCGGGTTTCTCCCACTTGGCTCTCCACGTAGGGGACCTGAACCACTGATCATATTTAGGAGACTTACGGGTCTCAGCATGTGCTCCCATGTACTTCCAGGAAACATTATGATACCCAAGCCCTCCGCTGTGAGCATAACGCTCAAGAGATATCTCTCGATTAGGATTATAATCCTGGCGCTCGGGGACGGCAACCTTCTGTAGGCCCTGGTAGATCATCATTGACTCTTCGAGGGCCTTCTGTTTCTGTTTGGGTGGTGCGGTAGCTTTCTGGATCTGCTCAATCTTACGGAGGGCACGATTTAATATATTGTCCAGAGGGACAGAACCCTGACGTTTAAGACGGACTTGAACCTCCCTACGGAGGCTACGCATTGATCTTATATGTTTGTATAGTCTATAATTCATAAGCAGGCCATGCAGTGGCTCTTAACCCTAGTCCGAAGACTCCAGTAGGCCTACCCTATAGTAATAAGGGTTAAAGGTTTGATAAGTATACTTTAGATGGCGTCTACGGGAAAGCTATTTTTCCATAGACTCA